GGTCCGGGGCCTCGTCCCGGTCGTCGAGGCGGATGTCGGGGAGGACGGAGTCGACCTCCACGTCCCCCCAGGGGCCGCGGTAGCCCACCGCGAGGGCGCGAAGGTCGTCGCAGAGCGTCTCGGCCTCGTCGTAGGTGCGGCCGTAGCACTCGAACTGGACGCGCGTGTCGCTGCGCTGCGCGCCCGTGTGGGCCGGGTGGTCCTGGGCGGTGGCGTGGCTGATGGTGGGCACGTCGGAGACGACGCGGTACGTCATGGCCGGCAGCAGCACGCGCTGCGGCAGGGCCAGCGGGTAGACCTCGACGCCGAGGCCGGCCTCGAGGAAGTCGCAGATGCCGGCGCCGAGGCTCACGCCTCGTACCTCGACGGCTCGGGGAAGCGCGACCGCAGCAGCCGCGCCAGCGCGGGGAAGGTGGCGTCCGACGACGACAGGAAGGGGCCGGCGGGGATGGGGTCGGAGCGGCGCCTGACCTTGACGTCGGGGCGCTGCTCGCCCGTCTGCCCGGTCAGGTTGCCGTACATCGTGCGCCACTCGGGGACGGCCCGGCCCGCCAGCGTGGCGAGGACGTCGGCGAGCTGCCGCCGCGCGACGACGAGGGGGACGTGGAGCGCCCACGACAGCGGCGCGGGATGGCCGAGGGCCAGCAGGCGCCCGAGCGCGAGGCGCAGGGGCCCGGCCAGCACGCCCGCCAGCGGGCCGGCGTGCCAGGACGGCACCTCGGTCGGCTCCATGACGTAGAAGTCGTCGTTGAAGACGGTGAAGGAGTCGTCGTCGATGGCCTCGCACGCCCGCGCGAGGTGGTCGACGGCGTTGCGCTGCGGCGAGCCCGTGCCCTTCGAGGGGACGTGCTCGACGTTCGTCACCCAGGGCGGCGTGTGGCCGACGATGACGACGCGCCCGTGGTCGAGGTTGGCGAGGCTCCTGAGGCTGTAGCGCAGCTCCTCGTTGCGGTCGCCGGGGCGGACGTAGTACGCGATCGTCACGAGCCGGCCCCCGCGTCGGCGGCGATGCGCTCGACCTCGACGATGGTGGCGTTCGTCGCCTGGCTGCCGTACAGCACCGGGCGTTGAACCTGCGTGACCTGGAGGGGCTCGGCGACGTGGGACGTCACGGCGCGCATGTCGCGCCCGACGAGCCTGTCCCCGGCGATGACGATGGTGAAGCGGTCCTCGTCGAGCACCATGCGCTCGGCCTGCGCGTCGCCCTCGCCGAGCGGGACGGGGATGACGCGGGCGGGAAGGTCGACGAGGTCGTCCGCCTCGGCCCAGGTGAGCACCACGCCGCCAGATGGCGTGCGCGCCTGCGTCGGGGACTCGAACGTGACCGTGTGGGGGTAGCGCATCACCAGACGCCGATGTTGGGTGGCCGCAGCGAGGCCAGGATGGCCTCGCGGAAGGCCCTGTAGTCACCGGGGTCGCTCGTGGCGTACTGCTCGCTCCACGGCCCCACGGTGATGCCCGACAGGCCCGGGGTCGCGTTCAGGGCGAGGTCGCAGAGCGCGTAGGTGATGCGGTCGCGCTCCGCCTCCTCGGAGTAGGCGGTGTACTCGGCCTCGACGTAGCCCGTCCAGGACGACGGCTCGCCCGAGGAGAGGCGGCGCAGGTAGCGCCCCCCCGGCCAGATGGCGTAGTCGTCCTCGTCGAGCGTGGTGCCGCCCTCGATGACGGAGGCGACCTCCTCGGCCCGGCGACCCAGCTTCACCCACTGGCCGAAGGGGCGCAGGTACTCGGTGACCGGGTCGGACGGCCCGTACCGGTTGGCGATGGCCTCCAGGGCCGCGTCGAGCGCGGCCTGGAGGTCGGCGTCGGACGGGCCCGGCCCCACGTGGGCGCGCAGGGCCGCGAGGTCGACCGTCACTGCCTAGGAGCTGAGGGTGTAGACGGTGAAGGCGTCCGCGAAGCGCGGCGCCGGGAAGATGCCGCCAGCGAGGACGATGTCCCGCCCGGCCTGGGCGGGGTTGTCGGCCTGGAGCGTGCGCGCCGGGTCCTCGGCCCAGACGAAGCCCCGCGACGGGCCGATGATGACGTCCACGTCCTCGGGGTCGAGCGCCGGCACGTAGACCGGGCGCAGGCCCGAGAGGCTGCCCCCCGGGCCGCCGCCGGCCGTGAACGCGGCGGCGAGGTCGGAGTACAGCGGGCGGTTGGTCCCGTCCTCCTTCGCGTCGATGAAGGCCGACACGGCGGCGGCGCTCATCCAGATGGTGTCAGGCGCCCGCTTGTAGACCGCGATGGACGTCTCCCAGGCGGCGCCCGGCGAGAAGGCCTCGGGGTCGAGGGCGCCGCCCGTGGCGGGGGCGTGGGCGGCCGAGGCGCTGTCGGTGTAGCCCGCGAGCAGGGCGTCGATGGCCTTGACCTCGCAGTCGAGCGCGTAGGCCATGGCGATGTCGCCCGTGAGGAGGTCGAAGAACGACGCCTCGGCGCGGTTGAGCATCTGCACCGAGATGTCCGCGCCGCCGAAGACGGAGGCGTAGTTGAAGGTGCCCGTGCCGACCTTCGTGGCGGTCGTGGTGAGCGCGCCCTTCTCGGCGCCGCCCGCCTGCGTGCCGGCGACGGCCCGCGTGGTGATGATGGGCAGCGTCATCGAGTTGCCGGTGCGCGGCGGGACGACGTTGCGGGTGGAGCTGAGGAAGGGGCGGTCGGCGTTGATGAGGTCGTCGTAGTCGGCCGTGAACACGGACGGCACGAGGCCGGGCTGCTCCGTCGTGATGACGTCGTCGAGCGCGAGCGTCTTTAGCTCGTGCGGCGAGATGCGCTGGCCCGCCATGTTGCGGAGCGTCACCTCGACCCAGTGGTGGAGCTTGGGCCTCGGCCTGGACTCGCCCGCCGGCATCGTGAACTGCGAGCGTGCCAGCTCCTCGAAGCGCTCCTGCCAGCTCCCGAGCTGGGAGAGCACGGCCTCCATCTTGCCGGCCATCTCGCGGTTGCGGTCGTCCGACGCCGAGAGGATGCGGTCGACCAGCGCCGGGAGCGCCCGGTCGGCCTCGTCCTTGACGTCCTTGATGACTGGGGCTTCTGTCTCGGCCACGGTGGTGTCTCCTTGCTTGCTCATGACGTAGATGACGCCGGCATCCTTGAATGTCGGCTGCCAGGTGGTGCTCACCTCGTCGAGGCGGACGGTGTCGGGCGGGAACACGAGGACGCGCCTGCCGTCGATCTGCTCGACGCGCACCTTGCCGACCTCGTGGAAGCCGATGGACGCGCCCGTCGAGGTGCCGTCGGCCGCCAGCTCCAGCTGCTCGTCGCCGCGCTGCGTCCTGCTCACGGCGAAGTCCATGTAGGCGGCGTCAGGCTTGTCGACGAACGAGCGGCCCGTGCCGGTCGGCGGGTCGGCGTGGTCCATGCGGAGGCGGACCTCGCGCGGGTCGACGTCCCCGAAGGCGCCGCGCTCGAACATGAGCGGGCCGTAGCGGGAGTCGGCGACGACGCCGTAGGGGGCGATGCGAAGGCCCAGGATGCGCTTCGTGCGCGAGAGCTTCGAGACGGCCTCGGCCGGGAGGTCGAGGCGGAGCATCTCGTCGGCTGGGAGCCCGTCGGTGATGTCGGCCATGGGAAGGGCCTCCGAAGGAGCCGCTTGGGCGGACTTGCGGAGGCCGACATCTGGTGCGGCGGCTGGCGACGAGCGCACGGGCCGCGGTATTCGCTTGCGGGGCATCTTAGGGCGGTGCGGTGCGCCCTGTCAACGCCCCCTGCCACAGCCCGAGCACCTTCCTGGGGTCGCGCACGGCGTCGCCGTGATAGGCGAAGCCGTCGGGGATGGCCTCGACGGGCTCGCCCAGCGAGAAGGGCGGCGCCTCCAGGTCGTCGTCGTAGGCCCAGCCCGCCAGGAGGCGCTCGGGCGGGCAGCCGACGTTGGAGCCGCCGCGGTACGTCGAGGCGAGCAGCCACCTGCAACGCCCCATGGCGGCGCGCACGAGCGCCAGGCCGTCCTCGAGGGTCAGGTGCTGGACGACGTCGCGCAGGATGACGAGGTCGGCGCTCACGTCGAGCGCACGGAGGTCGCCCAGCAGGTAGCGGCGGCCAGGATGGCGCTGGCGCGACCACGCGATCGCCTCGGGCGCCCTGTCGATGCCCAGGTAGCCGGGGAGGTCGGGCATCCACCAGCCGTCGCCGCAGGCGGCGTCGATGACGGACGCGATGCCACGACGCGCCACGAGCTCCACGATGGCGGGGCCGACGTGGCGGGTGGCGGCGGTGCCCGAGCCCGGGCCGGACAGCGACTCCACGCCGGCCCAGACGTTGCCGGCATAGATGGCGCTCCAGGGATTCACGCCGCCGGCACCCGCCGCCGCCCCTCGGGGAGCCAGCTCCCCCAGTAGTGGTGCCTCGCGAACTCCCACGGGGCGGGCTTCGCCAGCATCTTCGCGTCCCGGTCGGGGTCCCGATAGTGGACGGCGTAGAGGCTCCCGGGCGGCAGCAGGAGCACCTCGGGATGGCTGGTGAGCACCTCGGTCGTGACGCCCGGGCCGGCGGGCCACACGCCCTGGGGCAGCCTCTGGATGCACAGGGCGAGGCACTCGCGGATGGCGGGATGGTCGGGGCGTGCGCCCATGATGGCGTTGGGGACGACCCTGTCGTCCTCCCAGGCCGCGAAGGCCTCGGCCCCGAGCAGCGGGTCGAAGGGGCGGAAGGGCTGGACGTCGGCGTCGACGTAGACGCCGCCCCAGCGCAGCAGCGCCTCCAGGCGCACGAGGTCCGCCAGCTGTGCGCCGACCTTCGCCTCGCCCCAGTGCGGCGACGTGACGGGCCACTCCGCGGGGTCGAGCGGGTCGCGGTGCGTCATCAGGCGCCAGCCGGGGTGCAGCCTGCCGAACTCGGCCCACCACGCCTCGGCCACCTGCGGCGTGCGCTCGGGGACGACGCGGTGGAGGATGCGCGGGATGGCGCCGGCGGGCGGCTCGTCGGCCTGCCTGCCCTCGGCGACGAGCCGCTGGACGGCCGAGCGGTCGCCCGCGGCGCAGGCGGCGCGGTAGCGCTCGAGCCGCGCCATGTTGCGGGCGTGGGACGGCGAGCCGTGCTTCTCGCCTGGGGCGCCCATGTGGAACAGGTGCCACACCTCGCCGGGGTGGATGCGGACGAGGGGCCTCGCGGCGAAGAGCTCGCACGCCAGCGCGAAGGCGCTGTCCTCCATGCCCCAGCCGCGGAAGCCCTCGTCGAAGCCGCCGACGTCGTCGTAGAGCGGGCGCGGGATGACGACGACCGAGGAGTGCTGGGAGCGGAACGTGCGCGCGACGTAGCCCCTCCACGACCCGCGGTCGCCCGCGAGGATGCGCCTCGTGCCCCGGGCGTTGAGGTTGTAGCGCACCTCGAAGGGCACGACCATCTGGCCCGACTCGACGGCCATGGGGACGGCGCGGCGGACGGCCTCGGCGTCCGTGAGCACGTCGGAGTCGATGAGCACCGCGACGTCCCAGTCGCCCGCCAGCCTCGACGCCGCGTTGACGGCCGCGGAGCGGTTGAAGAGGCCCTCGTCGTGGTGGCCCTCGACGATGGGCCAGTCGGGGAACTCCCGCTCCCACCATGGCCGGGCGAAGGCCCAGAGGGCGTCCCGGTCGGCGAACCCCGCCCGGCGCGGCACGAGGATGACGACGTTCACGCCGCGGCGAGGGTCCCGCAGCGGCAGGTGATGCGCGTCCCGGGGCCCGCCGACTCGGCCAGCTTCCGGTCGCAGGCCGGGCAGCGGAACTCGGACAGCCTCCGGGGCAGCCCCGTCGGGACGGCCGCGGGCGGCGAGGGCGGGATCGGGGCCGTCTCGATGGAGCCCGGGACGATGCCCTCCTGGCGCTGCGCGTGGGCGGCGTCGTAGACGCCGGCCGCGATGGCGATCTGGTGGATCTCCATGCGCGTCTTGGGGTCGGGGCGGGTGAAGCGGTCGGTGTCGAACTCGGCCACCCACGAGCGCCCCAGGAGGTCCGTCATGGCCTGCTCGGTGCCCTCGAGGTAGTTGGGCCAGAGGCAGCCCTTCACGAAGTCGTCGAAGCGCTGGCCGACGTTCTGGTAGGTGAGCGACGAGCCCGACTGGACGTACTCGACCATCGACCCGGGGAGCCCGAACATGAGGGCCGCCTGCCCGAAGGTGAGCGTGCGGGCGTTGAGCATCTGCGCGCCCTGCTCGTCGACCGGGATGGTGCCGACCTCCTCGATGCCCTCGATGACGATGGGCGTGTTGTGCGGGTTGGACACCCACTTCTGCTTGAACTTCGTGGCCTCGTCCTCGTCGACGAACGGCACCTCGGGCTTCGCCCACACCGACGGGAAGCCGCCCTCGGCATAGAAGCTCGCGGCCCAGTGCTCGGCCTCGACGGCTGCGCTCACGGCCGCCCCGCAGAGCTGCAGCGGGCCGACGCCCCGGAAGGGGTGGTCCGGGTCGGGCATGAGCGTGTCGAGGGCCATGTCGCCGCGGGGCATCCTCCGGTCGCGCCACCAGACGACCGGGTAGCGCGCGTCCCGCGGGTCCTCCTCGACCCTCACCTCGTAGGGCGCGACGGGCACGAGCGAGATGGCGAGGCCGTCCGAGTCGCGCTTGGCGACCCACCACCACTGCTCGCCGTAGGTGGCCTTCCAGTGGGCCGAGTCGCGCCAGAAGACGCGCGGCGTCGTCAGCGGGTTGGGGCGCACGATGAGGCGCGGGCGGTCCCGCGCCGGGACCGTCACGCCGTCGCGGATGCCGTTCATGGACAGCGCCCCGGCGGTGTTGCTGATGAGCGTGACGCAGCGCAGGATGGCCGGCACGCCGAGCGCCATGCGGACGGACGGGCGGAACGCGGCGCGGCCCGGGTAGAGCCTGGGGAACATCGACACGGGGGTCACCGGGTCGCCGAACTGGAGGACGTAGCCGCTCACGGCTTCCTCACCACGGTGACCTCGCAGTCGGGGATGGCGATGGCCGCGCGCCTGCCCGTCGACCACTCCTCGAGGATGTCGCCGAGCCTCTTCGCCTCGGCCTCGTCGAGCTTGTCGGGCGTCGTGAGGACGGCGCGGCCGTCGGGCAGGACGGTGAGGTGGAAGCGCGCCATCACCAGGCCCTCGGCCCGGCCGGCGCCGGCATGGTCGCCAGCCAGACGGCCCGGATGAGCGCCAGGCCGCCCGTGTTCGTCCGCTCGTCGCTGGCGCGCACGGCGATCCACCCGTGCGCCGTCTCGCGCCGCACGGTGCCCGCCATGTCGAGCGTGAGCCGCCCGTCGGGGTCCTCGACGACGAGCTTCTCGCGGTCCATCCACTCGGCGAAGACGCGGCTGGCCGTCTCCCAGTCCTGCCCGACGACCTTGCGGGCGTCGGGGAAGTGCTGCGCCCAGTCGCCGTCGGTCCACGGGTCGTAGGCGACGCGCCTCATGGCCCCGAGCCTGCGGACGTGCGGCAGCACCTCCCTCGCGGCGGCCTGGGTGTCGACCGGGTGCCCGTCGATGTCCGCCAGCAGGTAGGCCCGGACCTCGTCGCCGGCCTGCCAGGCCAGCGCCGCCGAGACGCGCCGGCCGGCCGGGTCCTTGGCGATCCCGACGGACGGCCGCACGGGCTCGCCGACGGCGCCCAGCGCCCTCTCCCACGCGACGTCCGAGACGACCTTGGGCATCATCGTCTCGACGCTGCGGCAGAGGTTCTCGGTCTCGAAGATGGGCATCGTGTTCGCCAGCCGGTTCCGCGTGTAGGCGGCCTCCAGGTTGGCCTGCACCGCGGCGTGGTGGCCGAGCGCCGGGTTGGCCTGCGCCCAGCCCCTGCGGTCCCCGGCGTCGAGGCCGGGCTCCGCGCTCCACTCGAGGTAGGCCAGGCCGGGGTCGTCGCCGGCCCGCTCCCTCACGCTGTTGAGGACGACGCTCCGCTCGGTGCCGGCGTTCGAGAGGTAGACCATGAGGGGGTCAGGCGACATCATCAGCGTCGGCTCGGCGGCGTTCATCACGTCGAAGCTGTCCATCTCGCGCAGCTCGTCGATGACGACGATGTCGTTGGACCAGCCGCGGGCGCCCCCGGTCCTCGAGGCGGCGATGCGGTAGCTGCCGCCGTTGAGCAGGACGACCTCCTCCTGGCCCGCCCCGTAGCGCGGCTCT